AGAGCAACGACGCCACTTACAACAGCCTGTGCACCAATATAACCGGCAGCCCACCCTTTCAAACCAGCACTAACCTGATTTAATCCAGGAGCAAGCTCTGTATTAAGCATCCTACCGGCATTCCGGGCAATAATACCCATATTCTGCATGGACTTATTACCGTTCTGTATCTCAACCCATGCAGCCTTTACTTCTTCCCGATATGCACCGATAGTCATTTTCTGTTGACTATATCGATCGGAATTTCGCTTTATGTAATCGGTATTGATTCCGATTGTAGAATTAAGACGGGCAAGTGTACGAATATAATTCTCATCAGTATCTTTCAGTAAATCAACAGCCTTTTGAAGCTGCTTATTCATTTCCTTTGCTTGTGAACGGCTATGTACTTCCTGATTAGTCAAGGTAATAGCAGTTCTGATAAGTTTTAAACGTTCTTCTTCAGATAGAACAGCCTTCTTACGAGTAGTATTACCGGCATTCTGCGCTTTTGTCAAGTTAGCTTCTGCTTTAGCAGCCTTTTCCAAGGACACAGCATTATCCGAGTTTGCTTTGGTTAGTTTCTTCAGTTCAGCAGCAGATAATTTCTCTACATTTAGCTTTTCCTCTATCTTCTTACTGACAGTTTGAGTTATTTCAGACTGTCTTCTGAGAGCTTCGGTTAATTCAGCAGATGCAGAACCAGCCGTTTTTGCTTGGGTATTATAAAGATTACTCAACTTTTCAAGATCAGCAACGCCTTCTACATTTAGTTTCAAACCTTTTGCTAATTCTTTGGCCGCATTAGCATAATCAGCCCTCACACGCTCAATAGTATTATCAAGCTCCACCAATTTCTGCAAATCGCTCTCATCAACGAAATCTTTTAATTTTAAATCTGCCATAATTACAGGTAATGTCTATATTCAACAATTTTTCCTTTTATCTCAACTCCTAGTTTATCAAAAGCATAGGTACCATCTTCTTTCTGATAAACAACATACATGCAGCCGTCCAAGACAGCCGCTTTCTTTGCAAGCTTACTGATACGTTCCAGTTCACTCTGCATCTTTTTTATTTCGCACCTACAAGCCATATTCTACCGATATCCACATTCTGAAAAAAAACGTTCCATCCAGGGACGGAGATACATAATATTAAAGTACTCTTTAGCTGTATCACCAATATCTAAAATCTGCTCACCGTATTTCTTCTCAATAGAACTACCGTCCGTAAATCCTTTCGTTGAGAACCGAAGCCCGGAATCAATTCTATCGGCAGTTATGCTATCATAGAAAGTACCAGTAATAAAGAGGTTAGGTACCTCAACCGGACGCGGTGGCAAATAAAGCATCTCACTTCTAAGAGGTGGAGTTATCCTCTCCTTCCATCGTTTATATTGTTCTGCACGGTTCTGCCAGGGACCGGGCTCATTAAAATAGGTGTCAGTATCATAATCAGGATTCAATAGATGTTCGGTACCGTCCAGACCGGAATATAATTGCTCCTGAATGCAATCAACGAGCACATTCTTATGTTCTTCCATACACCTAATACATTCCTCTTCAAACCCAGATGCAATGGAATGAATAACCCTATGTAATTCATCAAAATCTGCCATACAGTAAAAATATAACGGGCCGGGCTGTAATCACACCCCAGCCCGTCGGTTACTTAGTTATCGCATCGTACACTTCCGAGAGCTTCTTCTTACGGTCAGCTTCCTTCAGTTCCTGCCACACGACTTTAATGTGTGCATTAATAAACTCTTCCTTCGTCATACCCTTCACAGCAACTTCGACGAACGTAACATTATCTACCTTCATGCCACCTGCTCGATACCTCTGATTCCTTTTTCATACAATACAGAAGGAGCTTTCAACGAAGGAACCGCCCCAGCTTTAGGAACAATGGTAATGACACCATCCGAATATGTAGCAGAAGTTACGTTATTCATAACTTCAGCAGCACCATCAGCAATAAGACTGCCAAATTCTTCTGTACGGTCATAACCACCAACAACTTCAACAATTTTGTAGGTATTTTCAGTCTCCAACTTTTGAAGCACAACATCAACCAAACCTTTAACGAAATTTTTGGGATTGAAGTCTAACTGAACGTAGTCAAAGTGCAATTGGCTGTCTTCCACATCTTCATGTGAAAAACTAACAGTCATCGCAGACTTAGCACTACTGGTCGGGTACTGTGTCACGGTCGGGTAAACAGTAGACATCGGAATACCGGCAAGGATATCTGTGTCATCATTATAACCGATCAACATATTATCCTGATTCCAAAAGTAAACGTC